AGTCGGTGAAAAGAAGACATTCTACTACCATGATCCCTATCGAGTGACAGAATGTGACATCTCTGGTGCTTCTAAGTGTGCCCAAGGTGATAACCTCACTCGATTGGTACGTCAAGCAACTGCTAAATTCCATTTCCTGTTTGGTGAGAAAGGAACGTGGTCTAGTGCTGTGAATGTCCATGGTAGCATTTGGCTAATTAATGCCCATGCTCTCAAAGCCGACACCGGTACAATTGATGTGGTACTTGACTCCACGAGTCAAAATGTTTCTCGAAATATGATGAGCATTGCATTCGGTCCAAAGGATTATGTGCGTATACCAGATACTGATGTTGTACTCATTGAATTGAAAGCCATAGCCCCTGGAAAGAGCCTCTTAAAGTATTTTCCAGTTGATCAACCGTTGAAGGGTAGGTTTAAAGGTAAGTACATATTGTGCACACGAACGGGAGAAAAATCAGAGCTGCAGATTAATAACATTCGTGATGGTTTATGCCCCTATTTTCAGGTCCCGGCCTATTGGGGAATTGCTGATCGCGCCACAGATGCAGGCGATTGCGGCTCGATGTGTATAGCAGAGGTTGGTGGTGCCCTATTGATGGGAACACATGTATCTGCAAATCCGAATTCCACAGCAATAGTGTTCCAACACGTGTCACAAAAGATGTTAGAGTGTGTCTTCAAGGGATTCAAACCGCAAGTGTTGGAAGGAAGTATACCCATATCCGCACCCGGGTACACGCGTAGTCTTGTGGCGCTGCATGCAAAATCACCCGTGCGATTTCTGACGCAAGGTTCTGCTAAAGTATATGGCAGTTTCTCTGGCTGGCGTGGAGAGTGCCGATCCAAGGTAAAGCCCACGCTAATGAGGGACTATGCAGTCAAACATGGATATGTAGCAGATTTTGGTAAGCCGTGTATGAATTGGAAACCATGGCATCTAGCTCTGAAAGATATGACCACGCCTATCCACTCCTATCAAAATGAGAACATCAAGAAGTGTGAGGATGCATTCTTCAACGACATAGTTACCAAGCTCGGAGACAAAATATCCACGCTCCAGGTGTATACCACTGAGGTTGCACTAAACGGAATGGATGGAGTCACCTACGTTGACAAAATTAACAGCAAAACCAGTGCTGGAAACCCCTTCAAAACTACGAAGAAGAAATTTATTACAGAAGTAGAGGGGAAAATTGTCGATGTTGATCCTATTATTAAGGACCGAGTGATGGAGATAGAGCGATGTTATGATGCAGGGATTCGATTCCACCCGCAATTCTGCGGACATCTTAAAGATGAACCAACTCCCACACGGAAAATTGAAGCTGGTAAAACGCGCGTGTTCACAGGTGGAGAGTTTGCTTGGAGTATTGTCGTACGGCGATATTTTTTGTCGCATATACGATTAATCCAAAATAATCCCTTCATCTTTGAGGCCATGCCTGGAATTGTGGCCCAATCCACAGAGTGGAAAGACCTGTACGATTACTTGACCCATTTTGGGAATGATAGAATTGTAGCAGGGGATTACGCAAGTTTCGACAAGCGAATGGCTGCCCCTTTTATATTGGCAGCATTCAGTATCTTAGAGCGACTGGCTGAGAGAGCAGGTTGGCCGGAGAGTGACTTAATTTACCTCCGTTGCATAGCTTATGATACCGCATTTCCATGCATAGACTTCAATGGCGATTTGATAGAAATCCAAGGGAACCCATCGGGACACCCCCTAACAGTGATCATCAATTGCCTTGTAAATAGTCTGTACATGCGTTACGCATACTTGTTAACTTCCGGGAAGGAGTTGCACACCTTCCAAGAGTTTGTGCATTTGGCGACCTATGGTGATGATAACATCATGGGTGTAAGTCCAGCGTGTGGGGGTTTCAATCACACACGTATCGCGGTCGCCATGAAATGCATCGGTGTTGAATACACGATGGCAGAGAAAGGCGCCGCAAGTGTCCCGTTCATAGATATTGGAGATGCTACTTTTTTGAAGCGTTCATTTGTTTTTGATCGGGATATCGGGTGCGTCGTAGCCCCTTTGGATAAATCATCATTTCACAAGATGATGACCGCGAGATTACCGAAGGATGATATGGCAGACGAAGCCCACGCAGTGTGCGTGATAGAGACAGCACAGCGTGAATACTTCTTCCATGGGAAAGAAGTTTTTGTGGAGAGGCAGCTATTTTTTCGTCAACTTGTTACCGACCTCAGCCTTGGGTCCTGGGTGCAAGACAGCACGTTTCCGGATTACTACGAATTGATTTACGAGTTCTGGATGCGTTATGATGACGT